CACCCTGCACTGTTGGCAAGAATTCAAGATGGAAAAAGAAGAGGAATTGCGGAAGTTGCACAAGCGATTTTCAAAAGGGCGAAGGGCTACGAAGTCAAAGAATCACAGGTCAACCAGCTAAGAGATCCTACGGGCAAGCGAATTGTGCGGTTGGAAGTCAAAGAGACAAATCGTCACATTCCGCCGGACATACGGGCCGCAACCTACTGGTTATCCAAGGTTGATCCCAAGCACTGGAGTGAAGCCTCACCCGTCACATTTGGTGAAGCTCAAGCTTTCACAACGGATCTTTATTCCATGAGGGAAGAACACAACTGGACCGCTATCAGAACCGGAAGGGAGTTTGAGAAGCGAGGCCTCAGCATTCCAGAAACCTTGAAGATGGAAATCCGTGCGGAATTGGAAACCCAAGGCGTTGACCTTCATGCGGTACCGAATCTTCAAGTTTTCTTAGAGGATGGAACGGGAGTCTCGTTGGAGGAATGCGACCAATAAATGCGGTTACTTCCACATCAACGGGAAGCTCTTACAAGCGGAAAAAAAGAAGTCTTCCTGGCTGGTGGGGTAGGTGCTGGTAAGACCTTGATTGGCAGCTTGTGGGCATTGAAGAAAGTCATGCAAACGCCACCGGATGTTTATGGATTGATCGTATCAAACACTTACAACCAACTGTACGACACGACGATCCGCGCATTCTATCAATTGCTGGTGGAATCCAAGATTTCGACCAATCCACGGAACCTTCCAAGAGGGAAAGGCCCTGCGGATTTGATGGTTCACAATGGGAAGCACTGGGTGCGAATCCTTTTGCGTTCCTTGGAGCATTACGAAAGGTTGTCCGGTTTAGAAGTGGGTTGGTATTGGGCGGATGAGGTTTGGCAAACCAAGCAAGAAGCAATTGATATTCTAAATGCCCGCCTCCGTGACAGGAAGATGGGACGCCCGCAAGCCCTTTTTACAACGACATTGGATGATCCTTCAACATGGATGTACCGCCGCTTCGTTGAAAATTATGAATCGGAGCTGCAAGAAGTCATTTACGCAAAAACCGAGGCGAATCCGTACCTACCGGACGGTTATCTTCAAGCCCTCCAATCCACATATTCGGAAGCGACTTTCAAGCGCATGGTCTTGGCTGAGTGGGTTGCCTTGGATAGTGAGAAAATTTATACGAGTTTTGATAGGGAACGCCATGTTGAAACTTGTGAAATTGAACCGCAATTGCCGCTCTTTTGGAGCCATGACTTTAATATCGGCTACGGGAAGCCAATGAGTTCAGTCATCCTTCAATATCATCCAAAGGCTGATCTCTTTTGTGTGCTTGATGAGATTATACTGGACCGCTCAGATACCAATGATGCGGTTACGGAATTCCAATATCGTTATCAGGATTTTATGAATGAAGGATCCGTTGTTGTTTTTGGAGATGCCACGGGAAACGCAAGAGATACAAGGAGCAAGGTTACTGATTACGAAATTTTAGCAAGTGCTGGATTCCACAACCAAAAAGTTCCGAGGGCAAATCCGCCAATCCGAGAGCGGCACAATGTAGTGAACGCCCTTCTTAAACCTGCCAACGGGAAAGTCCATGTACGGATTGACCCAAAATGCCGCACGCTCATCAAAGGCATGGACACAACCAAGCTGAAAAAAGGTTCCGGTTATATTGAAGATGATTCAACCCGTGAGCAGCACGTTACCACAGCCCTTGGCTACTGTCTTTGTCAAGAACGACCAAACCAACGTCCGCAACTGAAACAATTTAGAGCGCGAGGCTTATGAATTACGATTTCCTAAACATCAAGCACCCGCAGTATCAGTGGTTCTTCCCTTTTTGGAATAGGTGCCGCCACTTATACCAAGGAGAGGATGCGATAAAAAATTATGCGGAAACGTATGCGTACCTTCCAAGGCCGGACGGGATGAAGGATTGGGCGTACACAGAATATGTGACACGGGCAACCTTGCCTGGGATTTTTGAATCAACGGTAAACGGAAGACTTGGAGACATATTCCGCAAGTCACCGATCAGCCAAGGCAATGAAGAGCTTGTTGATTGGATGGACAACCAAGGAGTAACGACCAATGACGAATCCATTGATATTTTAGCCAATCGTATCTTGCGAGAGTTGATGATAACGGGAAGGTGCGCTCTTGTTTTAGATTTTGACCAAGAGCAAAACCGATTCTTTATCCACTTATACAAAGCGGAAGATATTCAAAACTGGGAAGCGATAGGTTCCTACAATAAAGAAATCTTACTCAAAGAAGTCAGTTTTGATCGCCATCACCCAAAAACGACGGTCAGAGAGTCTTACCTATGCCTCAAACTGATTGATGGGGTATATGTGGCCCGCAAATATGAAAAGCTCAGTGACGGGGAAATGATTGAGGTCGTGAGGGAACCAAGCATGGCTGGTCAGTCAATGGACTTTATACCAATCGTTTTTATAAATTCCGACCGCCTTGGGATGGATTGCAACGACCCGCCAATGCTGAACCTTTCAAACCTTTTGCTTTCCTATTTTAGAAACAGTGCGGACTACGAGCAAGGGCTTCACGCAATTGGAGTTCCAACCCCATACATAACCGGCTTACGGCAAACGGACGCGACCTTCACACTTGGCCCATTCACACCAATCGTGATTGAACCACCGGATGCGAAAATTGGTTTCCTTGAGTTTGCGGGATCTGGGATGTCGCACTTAAAAGAGGCAATGGACGAGAAGTTAATCCAAGCCGTTATGATGGGAGCAAGACTTCTTCAGCCCCGTAGACAAGTGGAAAGTGCGGAAGCGGCTCATACGAGAATGGGAGCGGAAACAAGCATCTTAAACAACCTCGTCCGTGTCACAGAAGAGGCAGTTGAGGGGATAATGTACTACTGGCTTTTGTGGAATGGGAAGGATGCCACACAAGAAGAATATTCGTATCGTTTAAATCGGGATTTCATTGAAGAGGCTCTTGACCCCAACGTGCTGAAGGCAATCAACGAAAGTGAAATTCAAGGAGTGATTTCGCCACAAGCCGCCTTCAACCTACGGAAGAAACTAGAAGTTTATGAGGACGGGACAACTTTTGAGCAAGAACAAGACAACATCAAGCAGTTAGGTTCGAACATTTTTGAACAAACTTCGAACAGTTCGGTGACGAATGGCAACATGGAGTGAATTGCTGGAAGATCAAATCTTTATTGAGGCAGCTGATCTTGGGAAGCTTGAGAGAAATGCGATCAAGTCAATTCTAGAACCAGCCTTGAGGGAAGCCCGTTCCGAAATGATGAAAGTCTTGTTGGAACAATGGGACTCGCTCACTTGGAACAACCGTGACCGACTACGGGCATTCATCCAAACTTTCACGGGGATGTTAGATCAAAAGGGAATCAAGCCAATTGAAGCGGAGATGACTCCACTACTGAACAACTTGGTCGTAGGCACTTATGCCCAAGCCGCCACCGAAATCAATACGGTGCTGAAACTTCCCTTGTTGGCAACCACAGCCCCACCCGCTTTCTTTTCTAAAGTGATTGACCGCACTTTGATTGAAGGCCAGCCACTTTTTTCTTATTTAAAGAAGGATGGCAGCCCAGGTTGGTGGGATAGCCTAGGCGGTTCCTCGCGGGATCGTATTGCCCGTGATGTTCGCAAGAGCTTATTGATGGGGGAAAGTACACAACAAGCGACACGAAGGCTTTTGGGGAAGGCAAGGGGAGACGTAACCCACGGGGCTTTAGGAGTCACCAAGCGACAAGCCGAGGCCGTAGCCCGAACAAGTATTCATGCCGTGACCAATGCCACTCGCAGCCAATTTTATGAGGACAACAACGACATTGTTGAGGGTATCAGTTCCCTTGCAACCTTGGATTCAAGAACGACCATTCTATGCCGTGCATATGATGGCTTGAAGTGGAGGCTGCCCGATTACAAGCCCATTGGTGGACATGGGAAAGCTTACCTTCCGCCACCAAGACACTGGCGGTGCCGTTCCGTTTTAACTCCCATACTGGCGGGGCTAGATGATATTGACAAAAGGGCGAAAGAGATGGGGCTGGAACTTGAGCCAACTATTCGTGCCGCTAGGGATAGGCCGCGCGAAA